ACAACACTACACTAGATGAAGTTGACCTAATGGTACATGATGGTACTAAGTGGGTTGGCTACTTAAATTATGGTCCATTTGCAGGCGCAACAGATCCAAACGGTCCAATTGTATCAGCAACTGCTCCGGAAAAAACAGGTGGACAATCAGATGGCACAGATTTAGTAGAAGGTGACATTTGGATTTCAACTGCTGATATTGATCAATATGGTGCTAAAATTTATCGTTGGGATAATTCAGCAACTGAATGGGTAGCAATTGATGTTACTGATCAAACAACAGAAGAAGGTATTCTGTTTGCTGATGCACGTTATGGTGTGTCAGGTGCAACAGGAGACACAGCAGGTGCTATTAAAGATTTATTAAGCACAAACTATGTTGATCCAGATGCTCCAGATCCAGACTTATACCCAAGAGGTATGTTGTTATGGAACACAAGACGTTCAGGATTTAACGTTAAGAAATTTGTAAAAGGACATATTGACATTACTGCAAACAGTGGTAAAAACATACGTTTTGGTAATGAAGCAATGAGTTCATACAAAGTTGATCGTTGGATTGGCTGGAACACAGTTAAAGCAGACGGTTCAGGATTATTTGGTAGACATGCACAACGTCAAACTACTGTAGCGGCACTTAAGAGTGCAGTTGATTCAAATGATTTATTGCGTGATGAAGAAACACGTAACTTTACTTTGTTAAGTGCTCCTGGTTATCCAGAACTTACAACTAACCTAATTAGTCTTAACGTAGATAGAGGATTAACAGGATTTGTTGTTGCTGATACTCCGTTTAGACTTACACCAACTGCAACATCATTGCAGAACTGGGGTAATAACACAGCAGGTGCTTCAACAGACGGCGAAGACGGCGCAGTAAGTTACGACGAGTACATGGCAATGTTTTATCCATCAGGATTTACAACTGATGTAAGTGGTAATAATATTGTTGTTCCACCAAGTCACATGATGCTACGCACTATTGCAGTAAGTGATGCAGTATCGTTTCCATGGTTTGCACCAGCAGGTACAAGACGTGGCGGTATTAGTAATGCTTCAAGTGTTGGTTACATTGACAACGAAGGTGAATTTAATGCAGTAGCATTGAATGACGGTGTACGTGAAACAATGGCAGGAGTTAAAATTAACCCACTAACATTTATTACAGGTAGTGGTTTAGTTAACTTTGGTCAATATACTAGAGCAAGAAATGCAAGTTCATTAGATAGAATTAACGTAGCAAGACTAGTTGCTTACTTAAGACGTCAAATGACACTACTTGCTAAACCGTTCATGTTTGAGCCAAACGATAAGATTACACGTGATGAAATCAAACAAGCAACTGAAAGTTTGTTACTTGAACTTGTAGGTCAAAGAGCATTGTATGACTTCCTAGTTGTGTGTGACGAAACAAACAACACAGCGGCACGTATTGATCGCAACGAGTTATACGTAGATGTAGCAATTGAACCAGTTAAGAGTGTGGAATTCATTTACATTCCATTACGCTTAAAGAACACCGGTGAAATTGCAACTTTAGGCAATCAATAATGGTGATAAATAAAACTATACAAGGAGCAAAATAAAATGGCTATTTCAAGTTTAAGCAAATTTACAGTTCCGTTGGCGAGTGACCAATCAGCAAGTTCGCAAGGCTTGTTAATGCCAAAACTAAAATATCGCTTTAGAGTTTCTCTAGAGAATTTTGGTGCAGGTGCTCCTAACATTGAACTAACAAAACAAGTAATTGATGTTACAAGACCAAATGTAAACTTCGAATCAATTGCAATTGATGTTTACAACTCAAAAGTTTACTATGCTGGTAAACACACATGGCAACCAATTACAATCACACTACGTGATGATGTAAACAATGCTGTGAGTAAGAGTGCAGGTCAACAGTTACAGAAACAGTTCGACTTCTTCGAACAATCAAGTGCGGCTTCCGGCGTAGATTATAAATTCAAAACTAGAATTGAAATCTTAGACGGTGGTAACGGTGCTAACACACCTAGTGTACTTGAAACATTTGAACTAGTTGGTTGTTTTGTACAAGACATTAACTACAATCAGTTAACATATTCAGATTCTAATCCAGTTGACATTACAATGTCAATTCAATACGATAATGCAATCCAAACTAATGGTGCTGGTCAGCCAAACGGTATTGGTAGTGCAATTGGTAGAACGATTAGAACTTTAGCAACAGGCTAAAGAATATTACATAAAATATCAAAGGGCCGGAGTGAAAATTTCGGCCTTTTTTTATGACTAAATATTAGTATGGCAAAATTAAATAAGTTTCTTGGACAAGTTGTAGGTGGTGTATTTGGCAGTGAAGGTGACATGCGTGATTATCAGCATGCCGCTAGATTATTCACAGATAATTTTAATGCACTAGCACCTAAGGTAGAGTTTTTATATCATGTATTTTTTGATATAAATCAAGACGCGGCAAGATCGCCCGGCGGTAATATTGGTTGGTCAAAACTTGAACCTAGGATAGAAACAGGAATGCTAGTAAAGGCATGTAACGTGCCAGGTGTACAGATTAACACCGAAACAAAAAATCAATACGGTAAAAAAACAAACATACAAACACAAGTACAATATACTCCCGTTAATATTACTTTCCACGATGATAATACTAACTTGATTAGTGGAATGTGGCAACAATATTTTAAAACTTATTATGCAGATTCTAATTATCCAGATGATTTAGCAAGACAACCAGTTTATAACGGAAAAGGTGATAGCCGCGGTCAAAATCAACGCCAGGCATCAAAAGGTCAGCCTAAAAGTACAAAAAGTCCAACAATAAGTGACAAGTATAGTTTTGGACTTAATGATTATCAAACAGGTCATTTCTTTAATAAAATTTCTATCTATCAATTAACACAGCATAGGTTTTATGAATATACACTTATAAATCCAATTATTACTAGTTGGCAAGGGCCACAACTTAATAGTTCAAGCAGTAATCCAGCAGAAAATCAAATGACTATTATTTACGAAGGAATAAAATATGCACAAGGTAGAGTTACAAAAAACAGTCCAGATGGGTTTGCTTTATTACATTACGATAACACACCAAGTCCACTAAGTATTATGGGCGGAGGAAGTGCTTCGCTATTTGGACAAAATGGAGTTATTGCTGGCGGATTAGATGTGTTTGGCGACCTAATGGATCCGAATGTAACAAGTAATCCACTTGCTTTGATCGGAACTGCAATAAAAGCCAAAAACACATATGACAATGCAAAAAAATTAACTAAAGATGGAATTAAAAACGAAATAACAAATGTTGCTGTTGGTGCTACTCTTAATACTGTAGAACAAACAGTAAGAATACAAGGCCTAAACAAGGCTAATCAAACACTTGCTACTCAAGTTGACACACAACCAACGTCAGTGTGGGATCCAACTACAGGACAAGTTGAAAGTATACAAACATTTGATAGTCTTAACGATGCTAGTACAGCAGTCAACAATGGACAATTCAACGATGGAACTGTTATAAGATACAATAATAACCTTACTGGACAAATCGAAAGTGCAGTTGTTGGAACTAATCCAACATCAGGAACACGCACATTAACTGAAGGTGAACCAGTACAAACAACACCAGTAACTAATTAGGATTAACATGAAAGAAACATATTCAAATTTACCATTAGATGTACAAATTAAAAAAAGAGACAGCGCCGAAGATACTGTTTTATTTTTTGATTCTTACAACAAATTAGAATTGCAATTTAAAGCAAGCGAAAGCGATGCGGCTGTAGCATTCTTTAAAAAAAGAGGAATGGAAGAACAAGCCGCAAGAAGTACTGCGTTTATATTTTTAAAACAGTGTAAACTAGAAGACACTAATCCATTTGATTTACTATCTCAAATTCAAAAACTTGATCAAAATCAAATTGATAATGTACTTGGAGAAATTTTAAATATTAACAGAATAAATGTTTCTGCACTTGGTACTAAAAAAGATGTTGAAGACAACAATCCGGCTAAGAGGAACATCATTGCGTAATGGCACGTTTAGGAAACTTTGCCCGCGGCAAGTATGAAGTAAAAAATCCAGAAAAATATATAGGAACAAAAACTCCTATGTACCGTAGTAGTTGGGAATGGCATTTTATGAAAATGTGTGATGATCATCCTGCTATTGCAAAATGGGCAAGTGAAAGTATCAAAATACCTTACAGAAATCCACTAGATGGTAAGTACACAATATATGTTCCAGACTTTTTTATTGTATATGCAAATAAGAGCGGAAAAACACGAGCAGAAATTATCGAAATTAAACCAGAAAATCACACAGTAAAAGAGCAAGTTGGCAAGAGTGCTTACAATCAAGCCAACTATATTAAAAATAAAGCAAAGTGGGAAGCCGCGGCCGCATACTGTAAACAGCATGGTATTCAGTTTAGAGTTGTAACTGAAAAAGATTTATTCCATCAAGGCAAAAGAAGATAAGTATTATTATGACAAAGAAATTAGAAGAACTACTAGATCTACCAGAAGTAAAAGAAACCATGGAGCAGGTTGAAACACCAAAAGCCCCAGAAGAGGTTAAAAAGGAAACAGTCAACCTTGAGCGATCAATTGCGGAATTTGATAAAATATCCGCCGCTCTACCTATGGTAAAAGGACTAGGAGAATTAGCCGATAAAGAACTTGACGATCTAGCAGAAAAAGCAAAACAAAGTTATGAAGATCTAATGGATTTGGGCATGAACGTAGAATCACGATATGCTGGCAGAGTTTTTGAAACAGCAAGTAATATGCTTAAAAACGCTATTGATGCTAAAAGTCAAAAACTAGATAAAAAACTTAAAATGGTTGAATTACAACTTAAAAAGCAGAATTTAGATCAAAAACAGGGCGAAAACGCCGATACTGTTGATGCTGAAGGGTATGTTGTAATGGATCGCAATTCCATTTTAGAGAAGATATTAAACAAAGATCAAGATAAATAAACGTAGTTAAAGGAGAATACAATGGCAGGCGCATTTAAAAGATACCTAGCAGAAGCCGCAAAACAGTATGACTTTGTTATTAAAGTTGCTGGCGACTTAGAAGAAAGTTTTGAAGATAGTTTAGAAGTAGCATTAAAGAAATTTGAAGTTGCTAACTTATCTGCAGGTAAGAAAACACCAATTCAAAGTGTACCATTAGATTTTCCTGAAATGACTAATACAGAAGTTACTGTATATGAAACTACACTTAACTATCCAACTACACAATACGAATTAAGAAACTATCTATCTGATGTACTTAATATGCAACAAGATTATATTAAAGTGCGTAAACCAGGAGAGCCTACAGAAGAATATCAAGCAGAAAAAGATGATGATAAACCATATGAAGACAAACTTATGGACGGTGAATACAAAGATGCTCCTACTGTAGATAAAGATGAATTAGTAACAACTGAAAAAGGTAAAGAGACGTTTTTACAACAGTTGGCAAAAGAACAAAAAGAACGTCATCAAGGAGACGCATAATGGCATCACGTGAAATGATTGACGTACTACAACGTTTAAGAGAATTAGATGAAACTAATCCTAATGTACATACTGACGCATTAGAAAATACAGAAAAAATGAACCCTCCGGTCGAAGAGGCAAAAAAGAAGATGGTAAAGGATCCAAAGACAGGTAAGATGGTTCCAGATTATGCTATCGACGGTAAAGGCAAAGACGATCTTAAAAAAGAAGAAGTTAAAGAGTCAATCACTATTAGTGCTGACTCACCAGAAGACTTACCAGTTATTGCACAACTTATGAAACTTGCAGGCATGCAAACTGTTACACCAGATATGATGCCAGATGCAGATAATGTTCCAATGATGAAACCAGATGATAACATTAACGGTAACGCTTCTGATTGTGGTTGTGATGATAATGCAGTTGTAACTAAAACAGATAAAGGTGTAGACTTTGATCTAGATAGAGACGGCGAAGCAGACATGCGTTATGACAATTCACCAGATGAAGCATACCAAGGTGTTGAAGCAGTTACAACTAATGCAGGCACTGATGGACTAAATGGTACTAATCATCCACAAGATATTAGAGTAAAAGATGCAAGTCCATATGCAGACTATGAACAGCGTTTGGCAAAACTAGCAGGCATTGAAAACGAAGAAGTTGAAGATGAAGAAACTGACGAAGGTTATGCTAACTCAATGGGCAATGAAAAAGAAGAGCCAACTTACAAAGGTTATGATCCAGACTATTCAGATCACACAGAAGATGGAAAACCTAAAGTGCGTTATGTACCAAGTAGATATGGCGATAACCCATTAGAATCAATTGAAAATAATTTAAAAGCACAATACGAAAAATTTAAAAAGTAAATCCTAACTACCTTAGGACTTTTTGCCCCGTATAATGCGGGGCTTTTTTTTGACTTAAATTACAATAAATATTTGTATGAAGACGGAATACACTAACGCCTTCTTTGATGTTGTACGTGAGACAAAAGAAACACACGGTTATGACTTACCAGTTGAACTTGAGTCTTACATTGTTTTTCTTTTGGCAGAACATCTTGACAAGCCTAACTTCCTTCCACAAGAAACTTTTGCTCAAGCATATCTAAAATTAGAAAGACCTTATACACAAAACGCAAAACAACTAGGTGATGTATGTTTGTTTGTAACTGGCGTATTTCCGTCATACGGACAAAATAAAGGATTAAACATATCGTACTATAGTAATATAGGAAAAAGCAGTTATAGTATGGCTAGTGAATACTTAAACATAGATCTATTTGATACCCTAAGTACACATTTTGATGTACTACGTGACTTTATAGATATAAGCATCAATAAACGCAAACAACCGTATATTTTTAAGTAAATACTATTATGGCACAAAACGCAAAGAGCCTTGACGGTGTACTTGTTAAAAAAGCACACACAAGAACTAGGTATACAGAAAAAGAAATTGAAGAACTAAGAGCCTGTGCTGATCAAGTTACAGGTGCTAAATTCTTTATGGATAACTTCTTTTATATCCAGCATCCTACTAAAGGTAAGTTGTTGTTTGAGCCATTTGAGTTTCAAGAGAGACTCGTAGATTCATATCACAGTCATAGATTTAACATTAACATGTTGCCAAGACAGACAGGTAAGTCTACAACGGCCGCAGGTTACTTATTGTGGTATGCTATGTTCAATCCTGATGTAACTGTTCTTATTGCGGCACACAAGTATGCAGGTGCCCAAGAAATTATGCATCGTATTCGCTATGCCTACGAAGACTGTCCAGACCATATTAGATGTGGTGTAACTTCATATAACAAAGGGTCAATGGAATTTGATAACGGCTCGCGAATAGTTTCACAAACCACTACAGACAACACAGGACGTGGTATGAGTATTTCATTACTATACTGTGATGAGTTTGCGTTCGTTAATCCTAGTATTGCCAAAGAATTCTGGACTGCTATTTCTCCAACACTAGCAACAGGTGGTAAGGCAATTATTACTTCTACTCCAAACAGTGATGAAGATCAATTTGCACTTATTTGGACAGAAGCCATGAAACGATTTGACGAACATGGGAATGATACAGAAGTGGGTATCAACGGCTTTTTTGCTTTCTCCGCACACTGGAGTGAACACCCAGACAGAGATGAACAATGGGCGGCAGAAGAAAAGTCACGTATTGGCGAAGAACGTTTTAGACGTGAACACGAATGTGAGTTCTTGATCTTCGATGAAACCTTAATCAACAGTGTCAAACTAGCAGAACTAGAAGGAGTCGATCCGTTGCGTAAGTTTGGACAAACACGCTGGTATAAAGATATTAATCCAAACTTTACATATGTAGTAAGTTTAGACCCTAGTTTAGGTACCGGAGGAGACTATGCGGCTATACAAGTATTTGAACTTCCTAGTTTTGAACAAGTAGCAGAATGGCAACACAATGTTACACCGGTGCAAGGGCAAGTTAGAGTGCTTGCAGACATTACAAAAACCATTATGGAAGAAGGACAACAACGAGGAAGCAAACTCCCTCAAGTGTATTATAGTGTAGAAAACAACACTATTGGAGAGGCTGTTCTTGTTTCTATAAATGAATTTGGAGAAGAAAATATATACGGCATGTTTTTAAGTGAACCTGCACGTAAAGGACATGTACGTAAATTCCGTAAAGGATTTAACACAACACACAAGACTAAAATTAGTGCTTGTGCTAAGTTTAAACAACTTTTAGAAAGCGGACAACTTAAGATTAAATCAAAGCCTCTTATATCAGAATTAAAAGCATTTGTAGCACACGGAACAACATTTGGTGCTAAAACAGGCGAACACGACGATCTAGTAATGAGTACTATGCTTAATGTACGTATGCAAAAGATACTTGCAGACTGGGATCCAGCAATATACGAGAAAATGCGTGACGCAGATAGCGAAAGCAGTGTAATGCCCATGCCTGTGTTCATTTCATTCTAGTAGCATAAATAACTGTATGAACGGATTAGACGGTATAGCAAAGCAATTATTTGAAAAAATTCGTAGTCGTTTTCCAAAAATTGTTATGGGAGACGAAAACGGTGCACCTACTTCTGATGAAAATCAAGCACGTTTTTATGACTTTGATTGGGTAGTAAATGGTGAAAACCAAGGTGCTGTAAGCATAAGCATACAAGAAGGCGAAGCATTAAAGATTTATTATAGTCAAAATATGCTTGAAAATTTGCCAGAGCCTATCGAAAACGAATGGTATAGTTTTTTAAAAGAAATGCGTTTCTTTGCTAAAAAACATATGATGGGATTCGATACACGTGATATAGCAAAGTCTAATCTAGACAAAAGAGATTATCAATACTTGGCAAATAAACAAGTTCAGGAGTCAGCAATGTACGGAACAACTAAATCTAGTTATGAGGAACTAGACAAAACAAAACTTATTATCAGACACAAAAAAGAAATTACACCAGAGCAAGCAGGTGCTAGAACAAGACATATTAGCAGTTTGTTTATTGAAAATGAAGCAGGCGAAAGATTTAAATATCCGTTTGCTCACTTAGCAGGTGCTAGAGCAATGGCTCGTCACGTTGCTAATGGTGGTCTTCCACATGATGAGTTTGGTAGTCACATTATTGAAACTTCTCAAAACATTGCTAAACTTACTGCGTTCAAAAGATACGTAGGTAAAAAAGACTTCATGAATACAACCTCAAATGATATTATTGAAGGATCTAGTGTTGAACTTGAAAACTTACGCAACCACATTAAAAAGTTACAAGGTCAACAGTATTACACAAATACAAAAGAAAACTTTACTCCTGCCGTGAGCGGGGACTTAGAATTGGGCGAAGACGTTGTAAACGAATTGACCAATGCATTTACTATTCCTCAATTTAATGAAGATTTAACAGACATGTTTCCTTTACTACACAGTATTCATCAGAAGCGTGTTGCTGAAACAACAATCGATCTAGATGATGTTGTAAAAGAGAGTCATGATCCTAAAGTGGACGCATTCTTACAAAAAGTTGCTACTGCTGATGACGAAGGCTTTGATATGCTGTATGATGCAAATTTAGGCAAATATGGCGATGCTATATTTAAAGTAGTAAGCGATATGTATAATGATGTTTCAGCGGATTTTGGACTACACCCAGATGATGACTTTGAAAAAATCTATGATCGCATGTTAGATAACATCGAAGCAGATTACGGTCCTAAAGAAGACCTAGATGAATTTGAATCATGGGCAGACTCAGTAATGGACGAAGCCTTAGACAAACAAAAAATTGCCATGCTAAAC